CTTGCTTTAAAGATTCCTCCGCTAAAAGAGGTTGTCCACCTAGGTAGCATTTCTTACAGCTACGCGTCTCAACACTGTCTCCATGGTGTTCTACCGGCCATCCATCACACGATCCTTCACAGAATCTTTTAGGGTAGTGGATAGTCTGCTCATAAAGGACCGACCGAAGAACTTTCTCAAGATCTTCGCCATATCCACATCCGGACAAAAAGGATTCCATTAGGACCTTTGTTGCACTGATGCTCATATTATCGGTTGCAGCAGAGTAGTCCCCGCTCACCCACTTAGGATCGTGGAAAGCAGGGATACCGTAGGTACTTAAGTGTCTTTGATCGAGGCGACGCTCAGTTAGAATAATCCCGACTAAGTCGGACTTATCTAAGGGGCGTCCTGTCAAGGCGAACTGCGGATATCTTTGAAGGTAGTTCCATAGACCTTTCTGGAAGAAGCGACTTACCCATTGAGAATAAGTTGCTCCCTTCGTTATGAGTCGGACTTTCAGAGGCTCGAGAACGGCAGAGACGGTGGCGTGACCTAGAGTGGTGTATTCACTAGAATCACTTGTTCGCTCCACAACCTCCTGAAACTTTTCACAGAACACTCTCCCACGAATCTCAATTACTTTACCAGGATAGATCTCAACCATTTTTAGTAGACCCCACTCTAGAGTTCCTCTTATCCAATCCCTTCCCCCACCATCGGATCGTCGTGATTCGAAGGATGCGGAGGGAGAGGCTTCAAAGAGGGCCTCTTTAGGTGGTGTGAACTTTCTCCCATTGAACTTCTTCTTTTCCGAAGCAAGGAGTCGCCGTGCGTACTCTTGGAATTTCATCCGGAACCCATTAGACATCGGGTCCTCAGCTGTCATGGCTGATTGGTGACTCTTCAGAGAGCCAAGGATGTAATCCTCATCGACTACGGCACAACCCCTCTTCGCTCCTTGTAAGACGGAGTTCCACAGTTTAAGGTTCGCACTCGAGTGGGAAACAAGCCTATTCTTCAGGACAAGTTTCGCTGGTCCTTTAAAAAGGATGGGTGAGCCATTAAAACCTTCAGGTATTTTCGGAAGGTCCTGGTGGAGATATCGTGCAAGAGGCCAAACAGTGCAGTACTTAGCATATTTGACAAAGAACAAGCGAGGCCAAGATCTGGCCTCGAAGAACATTGAGAGTTGACTCTCAATCGGCAAGCTGATAAACTTTGGGATAGCATCATAGAGAATCTCTAACATTGCGCGAGCAAAGTAGAGCGCCTCGTATGGACTATTGCCAATAACTTGCCAGGTTTTGGGTGAACGTCGGGAACGACGGTCACCCGGATAGG